GAAGCCATTTAAATGCTTCTTCCTTTTTTGCAATTGGAATAGAAGCACCGTAGACGGGTTTAACTTCAACTGAAGATCCGTCTGCGAGTTTTAATGTGGAGATATTCATTTCCTGCATCATTGTAGGAATGACTTCTCCTGAAACTAATTCCACTTTTCTTTTAAGTTCTTTTAGTTCCATTTCTTTGTTAGCTAATTCATCTTCTAGAGTCGTTAGCTTAACTACTTGATCAGATAGGTTCTTTGCCTCATTAACTGAGTCGAGATCCGCTCTCTGGTCTTGTTCAAAATCAATATTATTCATCTATTTCTCCTTTCTCGTGTAGATTAATTTTAATAGGATAATATCTTCTTTCTTGTTTATCCCATTTTAATAATTGATATTTACCATTGGTAAGGTCAGAAACGATAGAACATGCGACGCCTATAATTGCAGGATCCCCTGTCAATAACAAATAATCTTCTTCTTTAAAATCCTTTAAAGCTTTTCTTAATTTAAAAATTAAAGGACCTGGAGAAAAAATTATCTGTGAAAATTCAGGTAGTAAAAATTTAAATTCCCCATATTTAGACGCGCCCATAATGTTTATTTTAGGACTGCCCGATTGGGTACCTGGAATTTCTTGAATCACATAAACTATACTTTCTAACATTGACAAACAGTATAAGATATTCTATTATATTGTCAACTAGAAAGAAGATTATGAATTATAGATTTAAAACGAAGCCCTACGCGCATCAATTAAAAGCTTTGGAGGTTTCCTGGAACAAATCGCATTTCGCATATTTTATGGAAATGGGTACGGGTAAATCAAAGGTTTTATTGGATAATATGGCCGTACTTTACGACCAGGGAAAAATTAATGGTGCCTTAATTGTAGCTCCTAAAGGAGTTATAGGAACCTGGTATGATCAAGAAATACCCACCCATTTGCCAGATCATATTGAAAAGAGGGTAGTATTATGGCAATCCAATATAAATAAAAAACAACAAAAGAAATTAGACGTCTTATTCGAACCAGGAGAAAATTTTCATATTTTAATTATGAATGTAGAATCGTTTTCTACTCAAAAAGGTTTGGATTTTGCGCTTAAATTTTTAAGTTGCCATAATACATTGATGGCTGTTGATGAGAGTACTACTATTAAGAATCCGGATGCAAAGAGAACTAGAAACATTTGCACGTTAGCTCCTTTTACTAAGTACAGAAGAATTCTTACAGGTTCTCCTGTTACAAAGTCTCCTCTAGATTTATATAAACAATGTGATTTTTTAGCCCCAGAATTATTGGGCCATACTTCTTATTATACATTTAGAACACGCTATGCAGTGATGAAAACCGCTAACTTTGGAGGACGCTCAGTTCAAATAGTAGTAGGATATAGACATCTTGAAGAATTAGCTGAAAAATTAAAAGCCTTTTCTTTCAGAGTATTGAAAGATGAATGTTTAGATTTGCCAGCTAAAACATATATGAAAAGAATTATTAAATTAACCCCTGAACAAGAAAAAGTTTACAAACAAATGAAACATCTAGCTCTGGCACAGATGGACGGAAAAATGATGACTACCGCTACCGTTTTAACTCAACTTATGCGACTTCAACAAATTAACTGTGGCCATTTCACAGCTGATGATGGAACTATTAAACCTATAAAAAATAATCGAACTGTTGAATTACTTTCCACTCTGGAAGAGATACACGGAAAAGTTGTTATTTGGGCACATTACCAGTACGATGTAGAAACAATAGTGGAACATATTAAAAAAGAATATGGGGATAACTCAGTTGTAACTTATTATGGAAAAACCCCTATGAGTGAGCGCCAAGATAATATTCAAAAATTTCAAAACCCGACTAATCCAGTCAGGTTTCTAGTTGGAACGACTCAAACAGGTGGCTATGGTATAACGCTGACGGCTGCATCTACTATGATTTATTATTCTAATGGATACGATTTAGAAAAACGTCAACAGTCCGAAGCTAGGATTGATAGGATTGGTCAACATTTCCCCATGACGTACATTGATCTTTTCGTAGAAGATACTGTTGATGAAAGAATAGTTAAAGCTCTTAGGAAAAAAATAAATATTGCCACAAAAATTATGGGGGAAGAATTAAAATCATGGATTTAGTATGAGATCAATAATTATTGATAAATTTTTAACACCAACAGAGTGTCAATTTGCAATTAAATATTATGAAAGCCATAAAAAGGATGCAGAAAAGTTTCGTGATGTCTTTCCTTTAACGTTGTCTAATAAGATTCCTTTTTTAAATAGAAAACTAAATAAAATTGCAAAAGAATTTGACGCTCAAATAGATTGGACTCAAATAGTTAAATGGCCTATTGGAGCGCACCAAGAACTTCATATTGATGACGCAAGCGATAAAACAACATTATCTTCTATAGTATACTTAAATGATGAATTTGAAGGAGGTCAAACTTATTTCGAAGAAGGCACAATATTTAAACCAAAAATTGGAAGAGGTTTATTTTTTAATGGTCAATACTACAAACATGGTGTCATGCCCGTAAAAAATTATACAAGATATGTTGTAGCGACTTGGTATAAATCATGGATTTAAAAGTTATTGATAATTTTTTACCTACTAGAGTATTTGATAGATTATTAAAAACAGTCGAAAGTCACACAATCGCGTGGGTATGGAATACTGATACGCATTACGACCCTTCTACTAAAAAGGGAGATAATAAATGGATGTTTAGTCAATTTTTATTTGCTGCTCCCAGTGTACCCGGAGGCCCTGGATCACATCCTCTATATCCCGCATTTCAGGTAATTGAAGATTATCAATTTGATGTGCGCCCCTTTAACCAAGTCGTTAAGCTAAAGTTAAATCTTTATCCTAATCAAGGTAAACAAGTATCACATGCGAAACATGCTGACATTTATAATGAAGGGAAACCAGATGAACGTATAATAACTTCTGTGTTTAATTTTCATACATGTAATGGAGCAACCGTAGTAGGAGAAAAAAACATTGATTCAAAAGCGAATAGACTTATATTATTTGATAACACAGTACATTATGGTATAACTCAAAGTGATATTCCTCGAAGAATCGTTTTGAATATAAATGTACTTAAATAATAAATGAATTTAAAAGAATATATTTTACCAACGAATAGTATGATTGGAGGCTGGTATATTCCTCCACTACTTTGTGATGACATTATAGCCTTGTTTAAAGATAATAAAGATAAACAGGCGCCAGGAGTAGTAGGTCCACCTCCGCATGTAAACACTGATGAAAAAATTTCTACAGAAGTCCCTATTCATCCCTCTTATGATCATCCAACTTTCCTGATATATAAAAACCTCATAGGAAATATCGTTCATTTATATGAAAAGAAATATCCTGAAGTTGAAGAATTTAGTAAATTTGGACTGGGGGAATCCTGTCAGATTCAATATTATAAGCCAGGAGAAGGATTTAAGAAGTGGCATTTTGAAAGAAGTAGTGCTAAGGAAAATCGTTGTTTAGTTTTTATGACTTATTTGAACGATGTCCCTGATGGAGGCACTCATTTTAAATATCAAGATTTGACTGCTCCGGCTGAAAAAGGATTAACGTTGATGTGGCCCACTGATTTCTCTCATACACATAAAGGTCAAATTACCGATAAACATGAAAAATACATAATAACCGGTTGGCTGGGATTTGCTTAATCCTACATTTTCTGGGAGTGTAGTAAAAAGTTGCTTAGAAATTTTTACCTATTTTACGTATCTGTCAGTTGAGAGGCCGAGGATCGGCTTGTAGGAAGTTTTCCCATCCGTCTTTATAGCCATTAAATATTCTTTTCGATTACTATTTATTTCTTTCTTATAACTTACGTGAATCCAGCCCGAATTTGGTTGGCCTGGTTCATAGTACTCGAGTATTAATTGATCAAACATGAGGTTTTCTTTGATCCAGTCGCTGACTTCATTGTTAGCAATACCAAAGATCTCAAAATCAGCCGCCTCTCCTTTACAGTGCTGCGAAGTGCTTGAACTACCTATCTTTTTTGACAAAATTTCGTTGCGATATCCGCTAGAAATGGTCACAACGTGATTGAAGTGGTCTCTAATAGGCTGTAGGACCCTCTCACAGAGCAATCTTAGGTTCTCCTGCTCATCCTCACTAGGGTTATTATCCATACCCATCCTGATGGCTGTTTGACTCTTGGTTAGCTCAGCCAAGCTAAAGTTTTTAGATAATTTCATGATTTTAATGTGTCATTAACGAAAAAATAACATAAGCCATACCACTAATTAAAGCACCAACAGATACTAATAGAATACTTTCTATCCTATTAATTTGGGTCTCTAATTTAAGGATCTTGTCATGAGTTTGTTTCTGCATAATTCTGCATAACTTCTCATGAGACTCTATTTTTTGTTGTGCATTGTATTTAGCCATGCGATTTATTTTTAACTCCTGCCGAAAAGTATATTAATTTTTTGCTGGTTTGTCATTTGATTATATGGAATATTTCCACCCTGATTTGTTAGTGCTTGCGGGTTGACACCAGGTAAATTTAATGAAGTACCTGTATTAAGGCCAGGGATAACGCCTTGATCCATAATGCTAGGCATTAATGGGTTTTGTATATCGGGGAATAGCTCATCTAAAGAAAGGTCAGAGAATTGATTCTCAAGATCACTAATAATATCATAAGCTGCGTCTAAAGGATTAGCCGCACCCATCTCATCTGCATGAGTTTGAAAAGCTTCTTCTACTTTAGCTGAGAGTGTGTAAGGTCTGAATTCACCGTCATCAATTGCGCTCTGTTCCACGTTAGATACTCTATCAAGAGCCTGTTCATATTTTTCTTCTGAGATTCCTAATGTTCTTGCTGCATCCATATCTAGTTTAAGATCTTTTTTAACTTGGAACAAAGACCGGTTGGCATTGATGTAAGCATCTACAATTTCTCTTGGTTCAATTGGTCCACCTTTTAAAGTAACTCTAGTAAATAAAGATCCAGATTTTCTAACGCCTTGTTGATAGTCAGCCACTTTATATTTCATGGTTCGACCTGGGTTTACTTGAACTGCTCTGAATCCAAAGAGTCCTGCAGCTTCGTCACCAAACTCATAGTCTTGTCCGTACTCATCATACTTACCTTTAGTGATGACATTGACAGGTTCCATGGTTCTGAATAATCTTTTAAGTTGTGGATAAGAAAAAGGCATTTGAGCATCTACTAAGTGTTTCATAATTGCTCGTGTTTTATTTCCCGCTGTATCATTTGGATTGTAAACTTCAAAGCCATCTCTTGTTCTTCCTTTTCTAGCAATGATATCCATCGCCGCTTCGGTCCAGATAGATTCTGAAATAAAAGGTGAAGCAAATTCTTTCATGGCTGTGAATGTTCCCTTCATAAAATCATCCATGATTCCATCGTTGTCTGTTCTTCCATCAGCTACCGCGTTAATCACTGCTTGAACAGGTCTTGTTAAAGTATCATAAGCATTAGCATGAGAGAAATCGACATACTTAAATTCTCCTGTGTCCGGATCCTTGATCGGAAGAATCGTTGAGTTCTTAGACCAGCTTGCTACATATCTTCTGATCGCTGCTTGTTCTTCGTCAGTCACATCGTAAAGTACCTTGAACATTTCTGTCGTTGCATAAGGTACAGCGGCTACAGTTAAACCAAAGCCCATCAGCCTTGTGTAACCTATGCCTTGAAAAGGTTTTACTATTTGTCCGTTAGGTAATCTAATCGTGTAACTAATATCTCTTAAAGCTCGTTCAACAATGTTCGTTCCTGTTCTTGCAATCTCTGCAGGGAACGATACGAAATTTCCTAAAGGTAATTTACGCGTGCCCTTAACAAAGTCTGAAACGAAATCGTAATTGGGAATATTATTCTTAACAATGTCTGCTGCTTCTTTTTTAAACCAGTCGTCAGTTAATCTGATTGATTCACCGGTCTTCACATATTTTCCAGTCGCAGGATCTAAAACTACTTGATCTATCCATTCATTTTTACTTCCTCTAACAATGCCATGAGCTGCCATTGCTTTTTCCATTCTAGATTTTTCTACAGCCCATGAATATATTTTCCAGAAATCATCTTCAGCTGTGTATAGGTCTTGACCTACAGCTTTTAATTTTGCAAGAGGTTTCATTAACATTTGTGTTCCTCTATTAGCGTTCATAGTTTCACCAAAGCCTACATCTTGCATCAGTCTAGTGACATCTCCTAGTCTTACGTTAGTGTTTACGACTCCAAGTTCTAAGAGCTCATCATAAAGTTTGTTTTGTATTCGTGTTCCTTTCAAAGGAGTTTGTAATGCTTGATAAGCCATCTTGATTGCTTCTTTATCTGCAAATGGAACGATTCCATTCGCTGCAGCGAAGGCTCCGGCGCTTATAAAATTTCTCATGTGAGTCACAGGAGATAAAATTGTTTTAGCAATCTGTGAAGTTGCTTTAGGGTAAAGAAGTAAGCTATGATAAAGTTGTCCTATCATTCCTTTGTCAGCCACTTCCATTCCTGTTTTCTTTAAGGCCTCTGCCATACCTGGCGTAGCAAACCAAGGCTTTAAAGGATCGGAAAAAGGATTCGTTGCCCCTGTTGCCGGAGTCGGTGTCTTGACAGCGCCTTTTGCTTTTTTAATTGCGGATCCTCTTGCTGAAGTTCCTACGTGTAAAGTCTGAGCAGGATCTAAAACTTCTATTCGTTTATAGTTGTCACCAAACAAAGCTAGAGCTTCGTCTTCACTCTGAGTAAACATAGGCCTCTTACCGGCTGCAATTAACTCTTCGTTCTTTTTCATTAAATTTTTAAAGAAAACATTTCTTCTTACAATCATAGAAAGCTTAGCCGTACCACCTAAGATAGTTTGCATCGGGTTCTTATGTTTACCTAGCAAGTCTTCAAAGACTTTACGGTCTGTGTCCTTAGCTATAGCGCCTATTGAAATTCTTTGTGATCCTCTTTGAGTTACCGCACTATCTAATGAGGTTTTATTAAGAAAGAATTCTGGAATATTAAACAAAGCATCTGAAGGTTTATCTAATCTAAATCCTTTAGGCATTCCTGCACTTTTAATAACATTAGATACCATGGCTTCTGCTTCCAAAGGCGTTAGTTTTCTTCCTGCTTGTTCAGCACTGTCTATAAAAACTTGTTTGGCTCTGTCGATTAATTCACGGGCAGGTTTATATCTAAACCAAGGGATCAAAGATTTATTGTACATAAATTCATATGTTGATCCTAAATAATTTTTAAATTTATTGCCAAAAATAGTTTTAAATTCCGTAAGCTCTTCTTTGGATAAAGTTTTTCCTAGTTCTGTAAATAAATTTCCCCATTTAGTTCTGATGGTAGAAAGACCTGCTCTTAGTTTCATGATGTCGTCTGGCTTGGCGCCCAGCTCGTCCATTTTTCTCACTACTTTTGCGAGCTTATCAGGATCTATTGCAGTCCATGTTACTCTACCTTGTATGGCAGTTTTTTTATCAAACCCTGCGTCTGTCGCCCTTAATCCTTTAGCATCAATTAACTCGTCACTTATTCGTGCTTCACCAGATAACAAAGCATCATTAACATCTCCCATGAATTGATTTCGTGCTTTACTAGTTGGTGAGTTGTCCAGCATCGTTTTCATTCTTGGAAAGATTGCATCAATGGATTGATCGATGTCTCTTGAAATACTTTTAGCAACTCTTGCGTCTCCTCCTGCTAGTCCTTTGGATAATCTAAATTCAGCAAAGGCTTCAGGCGTCCAGCCACTTCTAGATCTGAACCAACCTCCTACCTTATCGATCCATCGATCCAATTGACTGTTCGCAATATCTAATTCGTTGTTCCTGTTTCTTAATTTTCTAATCGTTGCTCCGGTTCCTCCAAGGATCCCTGTAAACAAAGCTCCTTCAGTTCCGAACTTAACTCTGTTTAATAAATCTCTGAAAGCATCTTCGCCTTCACCTCTATCAATTTCTGTGGGACCTCCTAAAAGATCTCCTAAACTTCCTACATCTTCTACATCTCCAATGAATACACCTTCAGCTGCACCTCCAAGTAAAGCTCCGGTCATAAATTGTTTACCTTTACCTCTTGAGGTAAGTTGGTAAGTATCTTTTATTCCTTTCTTTAAGATAGGGTTATCGAGTTTAAGATATTTTCCAGACTTCGAAGCCTGCATAGCTGCGTTAGCTATCTTTGTTCCATGTCTAAAAGCTAGTCCACCCGGTACACCAATGTTAACTAAAACTTCTGTAAGTTTTCCAGCTGTTGTTGCTTCAGCTTTTTCATCCCAGGTTGTGAGATCATCAAACCATTGTTCTACTTCAGCAGCTTTGCCTGAGTTGATACCCAGATCCATGAGTGTTGCACCCAATGAAAATAAACCTTTAGGGATACCAATAAGACCTGAGCCTATTCCAGCTAGGACTGATTCAAATGTTCCTACTTTATTATTATCGTTGGGACCCGAGGAGCCTCTTGCTTTGGCTACCATTTCTTCAAACGTTGCCATCTACCCTCCTATGCAATCTGTTTAGGTACGCCATCCGTAACTTGGACTAAGGCATCTCCTATCATATAGACACCGTCACCTTTTACGACGGATTGTATTATTTCTTGTTCGGAAGCACCTTCACCAACTCCTGCCATGTCTGCATCTGTTACCACTGTGAAGTCTAGATTATGTTCATCAGCTTTAGCACGAGCATATCGTTTAAGTGCTTCTGGTTTTACTTTGGTTCCTTTTGCAGAAAGAATAAAGTCTCCTATAGATTTTGCAAAACTTCCTCTTAATCCTTTTAGTTGTTCTAGTCTAAGAGCTTTGATTGAAGGGTCTTCTAGATCTTTTTCGATCTCAGCTTTAGTAGCCATTAAGCCTACTGCTTCTCTAATTTGATCCGGTTTGTCTAATCGTTTACTTGTTGCTTGAATGATTGGGTTAATTAATTCTGCAGTAATATTTTTTCTATCTAATGTTCCTCTATCACTTACAATTTTACTTGCATCAATCAGAGCATCTGCGATTGCTGTCTTTTTAGCTCGGTCATAGCCCATCATTTTTAAATATTTTTCAACTCTGTCATTTCGTTGTTGAAGAGCGAACTCTTTTTTCTTTTCGGTGGATAATTCTTTAGCTGCTTTAATTGTTCTTTGAAGATTAGGGTTCAATGGTACGTTTGTAGCTGGGTCTGGATCTGTATACCAATGACTTTGATCACCGGGTACTACTGCAGCTCCGAATCT